CGCCGTGTAGGATTGAGGAGCGGCGGCAGCAACAAGGACGGAAGCCGATGCTGCATTCGACCGCGAGATAAAAGAATCGGCCTGGCAGAAGAACACAGCGCCGGTATCCGGAATTCTAGCCAGGGCGCCTTGATTAATAAGAGTCCCTTCCAATCCGGAGCAAACGGCAGTGACATTTGTCTGCTGGGCTGCAAGCCTTGTAATAGCGTTTAGCTGAACGACATTGTCAAGGCTGATCCCTTCGGCGGAATTGGGATACTGGCTGAAATACACATCCTGCATGTTTTCCCAGATATCGGCTTCGACTTTGGAGAGAACTCCGATGAGCTGTCCGAAAATAGACTGGGGATCAAGATTGATTTCTCCGAAAGCGGCAAGCAGAAGGTTTTGATTTTCCGCATGGATATCGGGGAGGCGTTTGATTTTAAATCCTTGAGGAGTAAGGCCGAATTGCGATGTCATGCTACAAGCTCCTCTGTCAGAGTGATTTCTCCTTGGGTCGTGATTACGGAGAAAACGACGGAGTAGACTCGGCGCCGGGCATCGAAGCTGCTGGCGAAGCTGAGGATTTGATTGACTCCTGGAGTGTCGAGGATTTCTTCTTTAAGAACGCTTTCAATGCGGATTTGATTGGGAGCTTTGATAAAGAAATCGTTGTAATAGGGGACGCCGGCATTGGTATCTAAAAACCATTCTCCCAGGATGAAGCGAAGCCGGATCGCTAAATTTTGAGCGATTTGATCCCGGCCGTCCACCAATTGAAGGTCGAAATTTTCCAACAGCAGATCGCCGGTAGTCGGATCCAGAGCGATATCTTTCATGAAGCCTCGTTAACTCAAAAACGTTTCCTAAAGCGTTTATTGGTGGGTATTTGAGTTAATCGAGTCTATTGAGAATGCTTTGATGCTATTAAGGGATCGATCCCTTGATAGAGTCTAAAGCTAATTTTAAAGTTGCGTATGTGGGTCCTACACCTTGGAAAATCGGACTTCCTGGAGCTGTCGTTACAGAAGTCGCCAAAATCCCAAGTATGCTGCTGACGATATCAAGCACTTCTGTCGAAGCATTTCCTATCGCCACTTTTGAAGCTGTTTGGATTTGAATATCTCCGCTAGCTTTAATTCTTATATTAGAATTTTTATATGTTAAAAGCACGTCTTCATTGTTTTCGGATAAAGAATTTTCAGAGAATGGCATCAGCCCCATGATTGCCACTGCATCCGAAAGATCGAATTTTCTTGGATCGTTCGGAGCGACAACGCCTCCGACGGATTTCCAAAGATCCGTGCTTCGTTCAATAAACAAAAGCAGGCAGGTATCGCCCGGCTTGACTGGAAAAGTCAGGCTCGCTCCTCCTGCTTTCGGAAAAATCACAGGCACATTATTCAGGATGGGCATTTCTTGAGTGGTTCCGTCTAAATAACTCTTCTTTAAACAGGGCTGGATTGAAGCCTTTTGAGTCGAGTAGTCATAAGATATGACTTGGCCGGGGAGCGCCGTATGGACGTCATAAAGCTGAAATTGGATCGCCTGCCTCATTGCATCGGTCATTGTGGTCATATTAAGATGATCTCCATAATTGAACGCCAATTCGGGCCGAAAGTGTCTCCCTCGTGCTTGATTGAAAAGACAGAGTAGGGTCCGTCAAGGCCGATTCTTTGGGATTTTACGTTGATCAAGTCTCCGGGGAGGATATCTGGGCGCAGTGTTGTTGCTACGATGTAGCCGGTTTTAGGTCCGTCCAAATAAAGGCTGGCTCTTTTGTCCGTAAATCTTTGAGGAATGCCGATCATGCCTGTATCGGCATTGATTTCCACGGCCGGCTTGGAAGTGGTTCCGAATTGAGGAATGATTTGCAGCTTGTCATTTTGAACGCTCCATTTCAATCCGAGCCGCGATACCGTTTTATCGATCGCATTCTTTCCCATTCCTATGAATTCAAAACCTTGCTCATAAATAATATTGTCAGTAGGAGAAAACTCAGAAATAGTAAGACCCATTTGCTGCGCGATCGTCTCGACAACCTGGCGGACTGCGACCTTTTCCTTGAAGCTGACGGAAATATTCTTTTGATTAAGGATCCGCTCTCCGTCTCCGCAGTCCAAAGTTGTGATGATTTCCGGCTGGTCGTAGGCATGGCTGACTTGGGTGGTGTTTCCGATGAAAAGCAGCTGCTCTCCCGCATCTTGGCTGTATCCCGCAGATACAATGACTTGGTCTCCATAATCTTTAATCCTGTTTCTATTTTCCTGGCTTAGATTCCATATTTTCACCGAGGCTGTGTTCGCCGACCATGCTAAATTCTTCTGCATGGAGAAGGCGATGCGCAAATTTGCAAGTTTTATGCTCCCGATATATCCATTGAAAGTGGAATTTCTTAAATCTATTTCAACGCTTGCAACTCGATTAAACCGGGTCATTTAAACAAACTCCCCTGCAGCATAATAAATTAATTCAGCAACATCGCCCATGTCGTACCGCTGAATTTTTCCTTGGCCTCCGATGATATTTTCACAAACGATGTCTCCGCCAGGCTTGCCATTTGCAACGTATTGCGCCGTCAAATCGTAATTGGCGACTACCTTGATGCCGAGGATGATAGGGACTAAATCGCGTGTTAAAATATCCATAACCCAGTATTCATTCATCGCATTCCAGCTGAAGGAAAGAATGAAAGTCTGGCTGCCGAGCTCGATCTGCTCCTGCCATTGCGAAGGCTCTTTAAATGGTATGATCTGCATTATGCAACCCCCAGAATTTGGCTCTTTACAGATAGAACAGCGGGCAGGATATTGCCCGGGATGGGAGCTAGCGATTGAACGCCTGCATTGATGCCGCTTGATGCTTGATCTTTCAGACTATCGGGAGGATCGTTCTGAATGATCGGATAGTTAGCATTGGAAGCTACAGTATCTCTAGGTATTTTGGTTTGGATCCCTCCGAAAATATTTCCCTGGTCGAGGAGCAGCCTGACAGAGGTGTCGAATACAATCCTTTGAAGTTCGATTGTGAAAGTCAGGGATTGCCCGGTCCTTATATCCCTTGGCACGTCAAGGGTGGTAATAGCCATGTTTTTATAGACCTTCAGCCCGGTTACGACAGTGACTACATCTCTATTTTGATGAAGCTGGATCAGACGGTTGAATGCATCGATGGACCGGTTGAACGGAGCAAAGATGGAAAGAGGAGTGTCCGTGACCAGCCCGACAAGAACCACTATATCCGGCTCGTTGATGATGTGGTCCGAAACAATAGTTCCATCCTCGACGGGATAATTTGTTACGCGGGATGCAAAGCGGTGCTCTTCACGGATGGTCACATCCAGGTCGATCGATCCGATTTTAGGGCTGGGGTATTTTTTTCCGAATAGAAGAGACAAGACCATTATTCCACCTGAGGGTTGTTGTTATAGATTTCCCTTACCTGGTCGATTAAGGCGCTTTTAATTGCTTCGTCGACAGTTTCGCGCAGAACAACTTGCTGCTGTTCAGTCGTCCCTGGAGGAACTTGCATCTCTATTTTCGTGTCGATATTGAAATTCTGTTCTGTGATTGCCGGAGCATTTTTAGCAGCTTGGTTTTCCATGATGCGATTGATTTTCTGCGTAGCCTCTACTTCAAAATCAGGGATTTCCGCTAAATCAGACATGATTTCCCGATGAATTCCTTCTCCAATAAGATTGAAGGCTCCTTTGATCCCCCGGGCCACATATCCGATGCCTTTCATAACGACTTCAAGGACTTTCACTCCGGCCGTTATTGCGGGCAGGATATCTTCGACAAAAGCTATCTTGAAAGATTCGAAAGTGTTCCAAAAAGAACGGATGGATTTATTGACATCTTCAAAAGCCGGCAGAGAATCTTCGAGGGCTTTGGCATAGTCTCCGTATTTTCCCGTCAAAACATCGAGATTGTCGCCGGCTTCCTGAGCGAACTTAATAAATTTCTGCGCGTCTTCTTCGCCGAAGAAAAACTTAGCTATGGTGAATTTCTCAGTTTCCGTGCGCGCTTCATTGATTCTTTTAAGAATATCGACGAAAAGATCGCGGGCGTTTTTGACTTCTCCGGTGAATTTGTCCCGGAATTCAATGCCTGTATAGTAGGCGACGTTTGCTAAATCTCCCATGCCGTATTTGGCATCGCGGAGCATTTTACTCAGGGTTTTTAAAGCGGATTCGAAGTTTTTAGGATCGATTCTGAAGTCCTCGGCTGTCCTTCTTAGCTTGAGGAACTCCTGAAAGGAAATGCCTATGCTTTTTGCCAAGTCATTGGCGTCGAGGGTGGCATCGGAAATGTCTTTGAAGAAATCCAATGTTTTGGACACAAAGGCAGCAGCAGCCGTCGCAGCGATGGCAAATTTGGTTTTAAAGCCGATAATTGTGCGGTTGAAGTCTTCAACGCCTCTTTTATCGACTGTGAACCCGAGAACGGTTGTAAGCTCTCTGACTACTGTCATTTCGATCCTTTCCTTTTAGATTCTTCCAATAGATCGAGCCGCATATCCAGCAGAGCATTCGCCCTCATCAGATCATCTAAACTCCATGCACGCTCGATCTCCTCTAAAGAAGCAATTCCTTCCAATATTATGCGCCAGAAAAGAAACTCGCTCTTTATGTCCGGATGGAGGTTTTTCTCGTATCTGGCTGACGATTCTGCGGCATCGGAGCTGTGGCCTCGAATAGGCGTCCAATACCGCTCTCCCCAAAAAAAGAACCGAAGTTGCAGTCGATGACAAACCATAAGACCTGCATAAGAGTTCCAAGATCGCCGGCGAATTCGACATCGATGACGGAATCGGTAAGCTCCATGCCGTCTTTCCTGACTCCCTGGCATAGCTCAAGCACTAAGCTCTCAAAAGTTTTATCATCGAGCTGGGCCATCAAAGATTCTACGGCGCGCACTGCTTCCGCTTTTGAAAATGGAAGCCCGGATATGCTTTCGCTGCCTGCCCCAGGAAGGAATAAATGGGCGAGAGCCGGGCCGAATAGCCTCAGCAATTTTGCTTTGAGGCGGAGCGCCCGCCTTGCTGGAAGCTGCGTAACAGAATAGACAGCCCCATGGATTTGTTTTTCTTTTGTTTGAATCATACATTTACTCCATTGCTTCCGACGAAGACATCAAGATCGACTAGATCGAGAACCCATTCGCGGTTTGCGAGGTCTTTCCCGAATTCCGAAGAGGGGTACTTCTTAACCCATCCAGTCGCACTAAAAAATATAGAATTGCCGCTAAGATCTTTGACCAAAATAGGAACAACCCCTGCATTTGTAAGCTCGTCGGTGTTGGCAAGTCCGGATAGCACGTCATTGCTAGGGCTCGACTGCTTGAGGGTGATGGTCATATTTCCGGAACGGTTATTGCTTTTGATCCGCGTGCTTGTGCCATCCGCCCCTGTGACTTTCGTCCATTGATTATCGTCTCTATCGATAGTGAGGAAGGAGCCGTCGGCAAAACCGCTCATTGGAACCCCGCCTACCGTAATGATGACCTGCTTAGGGTCGTAAGTTCTTACTGCCATAAATTATCTCCTGCTCTTTAAACGGTGACGGTTCCTGTAATGTTGATTGCATGGATGGCGCCCGCCAAAGTGGCTTGGAATTTGACATTTTTCAAAATCCGCTGCGTTTTATCTGTCGGCGGCACGCTTGCAGCTTTCGGCACGGTCACGGTCGGCGCGGGATCGTTTGCAATAAAATTATTGCTGATTCCCAGCTGAAGGGCGCGCTTGACTTCGGATTCAATGGCCGTGATGCCTGCATCTGTGTAGGGAACTTTATTGCTGTTCACAAGCACTGAATAGACAAATTCTTGAATTCGAGAGGTCAGCCAATCGACTCCGCGGACGATATCTATGAATTCTCCCTGGGCGACGGTTCCTTCCCTTGTAATTCCGACTCCGCCGATGAACTCGTAGGTATTGGCTTTCTTGTTTCTAGCGTTTTGGGATTGTGTGCTTGTCAGGTTGGAATATGAAATAGAATTCAGGCGTTTAAATTTCCATGTTTCGGAGCCTGGATCCAGCGGAAGAACTCCGCCGAACCACGCGCATTCAGGAAAGTCATTCGCTGCATCTTGATGGTAAAGAACGAAGGTTCTCACATAGCCGGCTTGGTTGCACTGATCTTGCTACCATTTAGTAGACATAAAGAACATAGACAAGAAACAATAGTAACCCAGAGGGGAAATGTCTATGAGAAATC